ATGTTACTATCATTAACTCTGTATTAAAAGGTCAACCAACTAAAATGTTTAGGCATAGATTGGCATCTAATTTAATTTCTGCAATGGCTGCAAATCCTTTGTTAGATCAGAATAGAGTTAAATCTATTGTTGGTCATACTCAGTTTGCTACAACAGAAAAAATTTATGGCAATAAAGTTATAAATAAAGATAGAAAAAAAGTAGCGGATGCAAAAGCTGTTGCTAATAACAATTCATTAATTCCTAATTTTTCAAAAAATTAATAGGTATGTAAGGTCATGGAGGCTGCTTAATCGCAGTCTCTGTGGCTCTGTGTGCGTTTTATTTTGGAATATTTGACCTTAAAAGCTCTGCTTGAAGGTTTTCTTTATATATTGAGTTTTCTTTTTTGATCTGAAAAATTTCTTTTTTTAAATTATCTACTTCTTTATATAGTAATCCATTCATCTTTTTATGCTGCGTTTCTACATTCTGACATTCCAGCAGCTGCTTCTCCAGGCTTTCTATTTTTTGATTAAGAGCTGCAATAATGTTTTGATGCTCTTTATCTAAAATAATTTTTTCTTTAATCTTGCTCTTTATGATCTTTTCCATCTGCATCTTCCAACACTTCATCCATAACTAAATCATACATGCCATTAGGATTTTCTATAAAAGCTATCTCGGCTTTTGTTTCTTTTATTATTTCTTTACAGTGATCTTTTGCTTGTTCCAAAACAGTTGTTAGATTTGGAAAGTTAGAAGGATAAACACCATAAATATATAAATCATTTATAGCTGCTGCTACTCTTGATAAACCTTGGTATCTTCTTTTTAATCTTTGTATCTTGCTATCATAGTCTAAATCATGTGGTACATTACTCATTAGTTTTTTTCCATTTTGTATTTTCTATTTTTATTTCCAATTGCTTGACCTCCTGAGAGACTGGTTCTGTTCCAATATTTGCTGCTTCTTCAGAGTCAAACTTTTGCTCCAGAACAAAACTAGCCTCTCCAGTTATTGTTTTAATTATTTTTGACATCAGTTACTTTGGCCTGGATATATGCTTTTAGATCAGGTGTTTCTTTAGATGACTGATGCAGCACCTTTTCAACAACAATGTTACCTTCATCAACTGTTTGTCTTAGATGAGGCTTATTATTTGTCATCAAAACTTTAGCAATTTCCTTGCTTTGATTTGGTCCTTCATAGCTTACTAATATTAGATACTTGCATCCAGCATCAGGATCTGTCTGTTCCTGGATTTCTATATCTATCTTATCGCTTTCAATTATGCTCATTGCTGCTCTCCAGGAGCTCTCTCAAGCACTTCATTATCTTTTGTTTGTATATGTATATAGCTTGGACTTAAAATATCATTTGGTGTTACTTTATAGAAATTTGCTAATTGAGTTAATCTATAAGCACATGGCAAATTCTTTCCAGTCTCATACTTATTTATTTGTTGATGTGTTACACCAATAAAAGCTGCTGGCACTTTTTGCGGCATAAAAATTTTTCTATTTAATCTTAAAAATTTTAAATTACCGCCAATCATTGCTGCAAATCTTTGACTATCTTCTGATTTATTTCTTGACATTTTGGTCCTCCAAAAAAGTATCAATATCTTTTTGTATAATTGATGTATCAATCTCAGGAGATCTATCTGTTGTTGCTTTAAAACAAGCATCAGGCATCTGCTGAAATTTAGTGTGCATGTTTAAGAAATATCCAATCGATCCTTTTTTATTTTTGATATACCAAGAAGTATTATCAAGTCTCTTAAATGCACCAGTGTTAGGATCTAAGAATTGTTCTTTGCTCATTGAGCAATAACTTTCTCTTTTTTTTCTTACCATAAATCCTCCATAATTTTATTTCTGGTTATTTGTGTTGAAAGCACTGAGATTAATCTCGCTGCTATTTTGGGTGGAAACTCTATTGTTTCTCCATGATTTGCTAATAAGTTTAATTCTGCTGTTGTAATATAATGAGTATCAAAATGATCATGATCCATCTTTTGACAAATTGATTGAACAAGTTTTGCATGAAGTAATCTTTGTTCTTTTAATTCTGGATTATCTGCTTTTGGAAAATTTAAAATGTTAGTTTCAATCCTCACATTTTGGTCTTTTTCTATACTCATCTTTTAGGTACTCCTGATATTCTTTGTAAAATTTTTCATCTTTTTCAAATGTCGATCTGTTTGCCAGTTCTTGGTTTAGCTTCCACTCCAAGTAACTCATCGGTATCGACTTCTTCGTCTTTTGTTTTGTGCATGTCATGTGATTGAACTATGTAAGCAAGAGCATCATCATAAGTATCTTCTTTGAATTTGTGAGTTGCTCTTATTAATTTTGCTTGTGCATACAGCAGAGGAATTAAATATGCTGGTATATCTTTTTTTAAAAATGGATCTAAGAGGATGGACCATGCAGCAGCAATTTTTTTCATATTGCGATTGAATGATCCATAGTCCTCTTCTCTGGATTGTTCTAAATCTTTTAATCTATTGTTTAGATTTTTTTTCATTTGATTTAAAATCCTGATGAGCTTTTTGGATGTAGAACTCAACTGTCTTTGACATTGAGATTGGCAGCTCAAATTTTTTCTGTGAAAGCTCTTCCAACAACTGATATGTTTTGATGTTGATTGCGACAGATTTAAATTTGTCTGGGTTCATTAAGCCTCCAACTCTGATGGCTCAAAGCTGGTATCAGCAGCTCCAGCAGCATCTAAAGGTTCAACACGATAGAAGGTATAAAAAACTGTTCCTTCTGGCATTTTACCTTTGCCGCTAGCTTTTTGTTTGTAAGATCCAAATTTATACTTCTTGCCTTCAACAACTATTGTTCCTGACATATCATAAGACTGTGGAGACTTTTTATTAGTTGCAATGAATGCAGCTCCTAAATCTGGTCTTTCTTTTTTTTGTTCATCTGACATTTAGATTACTCCTCTTTGTTGCAGATTAGTTTTTGCTGAAGTAAATTTTTCCATAAATGCTTGATAGCTTATTGGATTTTTTGACTTCAGGTCGGATAGGAAAACTTTATTTTTAGAGATCCATTCCTTATAACCTCCAGCATGACTAACAGCTTTTAATTCTGTTATTGCATCCTGGATCTTTTTATCTTGCTGCTCTATTGCAGCAGAAACTTCTTCAGCTGATGCGATCTGATCATTAGTAATTCCTAACATCGCAAGCATTCTGCCAACGCAGCTGCTCTCGCAATTTTCCAATGCTGAAGTTTGATTTATTCTTGATGCAGTTCTTTTTTCTTCTGCATGACCAGTTGCAACTACTTTGCCACCAATCAAACCTGATGCCTTCATAACAACAGTATCTTTATCAACTGAAATAATCTCAGTTAAGATCTGAAGTTTTGCACCTAGGTTTCTTCTTACAACAGCTATTCTATGTGCAACTGTTGCATATTCCTTTCCATGAATATTAATCATAGATCCATTTTTTGATCTTTTAAAATCATTGATGGTTGTAATAACATCGTCAGGAATTATAGTATTATTGTCGATAGACATATTACTCCTATTATTATTATTGTTAATTTGAACAGTCGCTTTTTAGCAGCTGCTTTTTTGTGATCAGCTTTGAGCTGTCTATAAAAATCAGTATGAAATCTATCGTAATCCATTATGAAACTTTCCATAAATCTTTTGCTTGTTTTAATAATTCTTCTGGTAATCCATTCCATGCGTAAGGATGATCAAAGTTAGGATCAATCATGCCAACTGCATTTTCTATAATTTCTTCTTTTGTGTAATCATGAAATTGAGATAATAATTTTTCTCTTCTTAAAAAAGTTCTGTTCATGATTTGTAAATTTTTAATCATGCCTTCAACTGTTAAATGTTTGCAGTTGATGCTATCAAATATTTCAAAACCATTTGCTGTTGCATAAAGTAAATAAACTGGAACTTTAAAATTCCAATGTGCAGCATAAACTGCACACTGGACCACATGGTTATAGCTAGGTGTAGCTGGTGGAGATGAAACAAGGAAACTTCTCTCACCATTTTTTTTGACCTTACCAAGTCGAGAATACTTGGTCTTGAGTTCGACAATTGCTTTTGGTATCAAAGGAGAGCCTGAGCCATGACCTAAAAACTCATCTGAGGATTGCTCCTCGGATTGCGGCAAACTACCAAAATCAAAATCAATTCTGCCAACGACTGGTAACAGAGGAGAAGAAAGGTAAAGCTCCGCATCCAGGCTATCTGCGTCTATTGATATTTGTCTTTCGCAAGTGCAAGGACTTGCTACATCTAACTTTTGTAATCCAGTATTTGCATGATGAATAATTTCTGGAACTTCTTCCAAATATTTATTTTTTTTATCTGCATCCTTGTCATCAACTGGATTGTATTCTTTAAAAATTTCTATTTGTTCTTGGGTTGCCTCATCTAAAGTTAATTTTGTATTTGTTGTTGGAGCAACTTTTTTTGTATTAGGATGAATTTTATAAACTGTATCTGCGTAATGTTTTTGCAGTGCCTCTCCTACTCTTTTTCCAGCTTCCATAGCAGAGTTGCTATCAAGCATTTCTCTTCTCATCTTTTGGTCCATGACTACATATTTAAAAAGCCATGCACTATCAGGTATAGAAAATTGTGTTGGGGAGTAGTGATTGATATTTAATTTTTGTGCAAAGAGAGGAAGAGTTTTCTCCTTTAAAGGATCTTGTAATTTTGCTTGTTGAAAATCTTCTTTCAATATCATGAGAGCACATATAATTATGTGAGATTATATGTAAAGTGGATTATCCAGATTGGATAAAACTATTTTTTTGAAATATCTGATTTGGTACGATTAGATCCGATTGAAACTACTT